TGTCCTCTGGGGGCATCTGAGGGTATATAAAGACCATTCTCGGGAATCCACTCACATATGTGGCGCGGAGCTGCCCATTTAACAAAGGAAGTGATTGCAGAGCGAATCTTGCCAAGATACTTCCTGGATAATCTATCTGATCGGTAGTACACGGTACCATCTTTACGGTAGCAGGGCAGGGGACGTGCATTGCTTATTATCCCTTGCCAGTCGTCAATGGTTATCTTATTGCAGTCTTTAGACCCTAACTCCGGAATAAGGAAAAGTCTGCCGATATTCCTATGAGTTCGAAGTTGCTCGTTCTCGCCGTGTCTTTGGGTGTAATCATCAATGAATCTTTGGTATGCGACCGCAAATTTGAGCTTCTCCGGCATCTGATGGCCGTTCTCTATCCATTCCTTAGCTCTGTCTCGGCAATCTATCTTGCCGGGCATACCCGGCGTTCTGGAGACGAATTGCTTGCGCTTGCCGTCGATCATGATGGACAGAGTCCATTTCTTGTTTTTCTTATCCCATTTAGGTTTGGGTAAGTTCTCAATTTGATACATAACTGTACCTCCTCTTTATTAATAAATACAAGAGTGTGGTACAATGAACGTAGAGTTGCTACTGTACTACGTTCACTGTACAAACTCTGTTTTGTCTCCCTCGGTAGTGGTGTACCGGGGGAGATTTTAATTGATAATAAAATAGGGCCCCTCCGTTAGAGTGGCCCCTACAAACCGTGCAAAACGATTTTTTGTGTAGCCACAATTTATATTAGTTTGTACCAATTGTCAAGAATCGAGATAAGAAACTCTATATTTTTACAAGGGAGAGAATCGTTCGGGTAGTAGTTTAGATTCCTTTTCATCCTATCTTTAAGACCTTGTAATAATTCAGTGGTTTTATCCATAACTCCCGGACTAGATATGATTATTGTGTGCGCATATAGGGTAGTCACAATTTGCAAAATTCTCTCATTGCTTAATCGTTTTTCACGTGAATCCTTACTGATATTCCGTATTTTTGATATAGCTCTTATAACTTCAAAACAAGGTGAGTTAGATCTGGTATTAATGCTCAGGTCGTTTAATATGCAACTACTGTGTGCAGCTGCGTTTCTTACTTGGCGACATGATAATAGCATGAAATATTTACGCTTCATCTGTTTACTAGAAAACCTTGTCGCACAGAATCTATAGAATGAAATCAATCTGCCGAATGGAATCAGTTCCAAGAACACCCATACGGGCATAGACGACAAATTATAATGAAGAGCCATATCTTTACAGTATTCAGAATCCTTTGTTCTATCTATCTCATCGGCAAGCCGGTTTTGTTGTTCACTGGACAGGCTATTTATGAAGTCTTGACAGATTGAATAACCATCTTCTGTGGTTGATTCAAGAGTGTGGAGGATTTCCAACTTTATGTAGTGTTCAATATCCATCGCCACCTGAACCAAGATATAGCGAAGTCGCATATCAATAATCGCAAGATCACGTAATTGGCCAAAATCCAATGAGATGTATTTGCCTTCTTTTTCTCCGGAAGTATGTTTAGGAAAGTTCTTTCTATAAGAAGCAACTTTATAGTAATAACTATTGTTGCTCAGGTAATCCTTAGCATCTTCTTTTGAATACAAATCGAAAGTAATTCCTTTTTCTTCAAGATGCTCGATCTGTTGTTCGACTGTTAGCTTTGGCTTGCACATTGTTATTATCCTATTCATAAAACCTTTCTTAACTTCTTTATAGTTTTCCTCTCAGTTCCACGACCTTTCCAATGATGGTGATTATGTATCAGAAGGGAAGGTTTGCTTTAAGCCACATACCAGGTTGCGAGCAGTTTCCTTTCCAGTGTTATTTAGTCTTCGATAGTCAGACAATAATTCATTCTCATCAGGCGTAAGAAGATGTGAAAGTGGATTGTCCGGAGTTGATGTCAATAATTCTATATCGGCATCTATTCCGTATTTTCTATAGTTTTCTACCAACAATTCAAAAGGCACAGGAGGAAAATCAACTCCGTTAATACTTATGCGAACAAGATCTTCATCTTCGATGGAACAGCCGATTTCTATCAAATGTTTCTTTACATATTCATAATCCTCATACAATTTGTCGATGAATAAATCGGAACTGGCTTGTTCAGTTGTTTCATCAAAATCGGAGATACCTTCTAACCACGCGACATTGGTGTGAAACACACGCGCCATGGCAAGGTACGCACTTTTTGGTGGAGTTGTCTCATTATTCTCCCAACGATAAATAGTAGCTCTGTTAACTCCAAGAAGATCAGCTAGTTGGATAACGGATAAGCCATTTTCATTACGTTTTATTTGAATTCTGTTTTGTTTGTTTTCTGTATTTGCCATGCTTCAATAATAGATGTAAATGTTACAAAATGCAACATTATTTTCGCAAAATGCGAAAGTAATGTTGACAGTATGCGAAAATAGGTGTAAATTTGTGATGTCGCAAATTGCGACACGAGGAAAGGAGGAGAATGATGAACATCCTAAAGCTGAAAGGCCGAATAGTCGAAAAGGGAACAACAATTCCAGAGTTGTCGCAAGCAATCGGAATGGACAAGGCAACTCTGTACAGACGTTTGGCAAATGACGGGAATGACTTTACTTTAAGTGAAATAATCGGGATAAAGAATGCGCTGGATCTCGATATTTCGGAAGTAGAGTCTATTTTTTTATCCTGAGTGTCGCAATTTGCGACAGATGATTCTAAAGAACAAGGAGGTGCACAGTGAACGATTTACGAATAACACCACAGCAGGCGGAAGTCCTGGCATCGATCTTCAGACCGATCATTGATGAGCAGATCAAGCTCTCGATCGAAGCGGTGAAGCAGGCTGAGGAAGACGAGCTCCGGAAGGCGAAAGAGAAGATCAAGCCAATGAGGGTTACCAAGTACAGCACATATCCGATGCTCCGGAAGATCTACAGTTCTTACAAAGAGATCGGGGGTGTGATCAACAAAGCCGAAACAGCAGTAAGTAAGCGGATGAACGGTTCGATCGCATTCTCGGCCAGAGAAAAGGAGCTGCTTCTGAAGAACAAGGGTATTGAACCCAATGCAGCTAATAAGCGGAGATATTTCGATATTGGCAGAAAGGAGAAAGCAGCATGATTGACGTTATTCTGGCAATTGGCTACACGGCACTTATGTTTATGACCATTGCGATAGTCGGATTGTATTGCATTCAGAAGCGACAGATTGAAGCTTTGGACAAAGGGCTCAGAATGGTTAATTCGGATAATGACCGGCTAAGGCGTGAAATCCGGATCCTGAAGGAGAGAGCTGCAAAAGAGTCAGACAAGATCGTCATCGTCCATGAACCGGATAACACCACAGCACCGGATTACGGACATTTCTGAGGGGGACATGACAGATGAATACAGTGAACGATTTAACGGAGGTATATAGATGAGTATCAAGATTAATAAACTCGAGATCGAGAATGTTAAGCGTGTCAAGGCTGTAAAGATCGAACCTACGCAGGACGGTCTTACCGTAATCGGAGGTAAGAACGGACAGGGAAAGACTTCTGTTCTCGATTCGATCGCATGGGCACTCGGAGGAGATAAGTATCGTCCTGCAGATGCCAAGAATAAGGAATCGGTACTTCCACCGACTTTGAAGGTAGTTCTTTCCAACGGACTGGTAGTAGAGAGGAAGGGGAAGAACTCCGATCTGAAGATCACGGATCCATCCGGGAAGAAGTCCGGACAGACACTTCTCGACAGTTTTATAAGCAAGCTGGCACTGGATCTTCCGAAGTTTATGGAGAGTACCGGTAAGGAGAAGGCCAAGACACTTCTTCAGATCATTGGAGTTGAAGAAGAGCTGGAGAAACTCGATAAGGAAGAGCAGGAGCTTTATCAGCAGAGACTTCTTCTCGGAAGAGATGTCGAAAAGAAGAAAGCTCTGGCTGCGGAGCTACAGTACTATCCGGATGTACCAAAGGATCTTATGTCTCCGTCTGAGCTTATAAAAAAACAGCAGGAGATACTTGCCAGGAATGGCGAGAATCAGCGGAAACGTGACAGATTAAAGGAAATCACCTTTGAAAAGCATCGCATTTTTGATGAAGCGCAGCGTCTGGAGGAGCAGATAAAAGCGCTAAGCGAACGATTGGAAGAACGTAAGCAAGCGTATGAAGAAGCGGCAGAAGACGAGAAAATCGCGCTGAAGGATGCTGCCGATCTGCAGGATGAGTCTACCACTGAGCTTGAAGAGAACATACGCAATATGGATGAGATCAATACCAAGATTCGCGCCAATCAGGAAAAGGAACGTGCTGACCAGATCGCAAAAGAAGGTCAGGCCATGTATGACGATCTCACCGTGAAGATCGAAGACATTCGTAAAGAAAAGGTTGATCTTCTGGAAGGTGCCGATCTTCCGCTTGAAGGATTATCAGTAAGAGAAGGGGAACTGACCTATAGGGGATTCACTTGGAGTGATATGAGTTCTTCAGAGCAGCTCCGGGTTGCTACGGCCATCGTAAGAAAACTGAATCCCGAATGTGGATTTGTTCTTATAGACAAACTTGAGCAGATGGATATCGATACCATGAACGATTTCGGCAAGTGGCTCGAGAAGGAGGGATTGCAGGCAATCGCCACGAGAGTTTCTACAGGAGATGAGTGCAGCATTATTATCACCGACGGTTATGGTGGCGAGCTTGAGAATACGCCGGTTCAGCACTGTCCGCCGTCTCAGACACAAAACAACACAGAATGGAATTGGTGAGGAGGTACCATATGAACATAACATCAGGAAGACAGCCCCACGCAGTTAAGCTCGTGCTTTACGGCGTGGAAGGAATCGGCAAGAGTACTTTCGCTTCTCAGGCTCCGGATCCGCTTTTTATCGACACAGAAGGATCCACCAAAGATCTCGATGTAAAGAGAGTTGATCCTTCTCCGAAGACATGGATGGAATTTGCCAACTATATCCTGGAGATCAGAAACTCTGCTCCGGTATGTAAGACTCTGGTCATTGACACTGCCGATTGGGCAGAACGCATGTGCATCAGACATGTTTGCGATAAAGCCCAGAAGTCTGGTATTGAAGACTGGGGATATGGCAAGGGCTACACATATGTGTATGAGGAATTCGGAAAACTCATGAATGTTCTTACGGATATCGTAAACAAGGGAATCAATGTGATCATCCTGGCTCATGCGATTCTCAAGAAGTTTGAACAACCGGATGAAAACGGGAGTTATGACAGATACACATTAAAGCTTAATGATTCGCCTAAAACGTCGATTTCCAATATGGTTAAGGAGTGGGCCGATGTAGTTCTTTTTGCTAACTACAAGACTTACGTTGTCGATGTGGATGGAAAGAAGAAAGCCCAGGGCGGTTCGAGGGTAATGTATACAACGCATCATCCGGCTTGGGACGCCAAGAACAGATATGGTATGCCGGATGAGTTACCATTCCATTTTTCCGAGATAGCTAAGATATTCGGATCGCAGCCGGAGCCGAACATACCCACTGAAGCTGTGCCTGCAGGCAAGGTAACCTTATATGATGATGATCTTCCGTTTGAGATACCGGATGAATTCGATCCCCAGATAACGGATCCCGATTTCCCGGACAAGTTGGTTCCTCTCATGAAGGCAAAGGAAGTCACTGAGCTTGATATTAGGAAGGCCGTAGCTTCGAAAGGAATTTGCCCGGAAGACATGCCTGTAAGCAAGTATCCGGCAAACTTCATTGACGGGATGCTGATAGCACAGTTCGACAAGGTATACGAACAGATTCTCATTAACAGAAAGGCAGGAAAATAAAATGGCAGATTTTAGCAATGTAAACGATCAGGGACATGAATTGGATTGGGATGATGAGATCACCAAGGATTCATCGGAGTTTTCTTTGCTTCCACCTGGTAAATACCCTTTCACAGTAAAGAGCTGGTCACGAGGTCAGCACAATGGCAGCGCAAAGCTGCCACCTTGTAAGATGTGCGAGCTTGAGATCATTGTAAGAGATCCCAAGACAGCTGAAGAAACGCTTATTAAGCACAGACTCTATCTTCATTCCAAGACGGAGGGGCTTCTCTCCCAGTTCTTTGTTTCCATCGGTCTGAAGAAGCATGGCGAGACCTTGAAGATGCAGTGGAATAAGGTCAATGGTGCCACAGGTTACTGTAATGTCTATATCGACACATGGAAAGGCACTGATGGGGAAGATCATAAGAGTAATAAGATAAAGAGCTTCTGTGATCCGGCAAAGGTGAATAATACTACGATAGCTTCGCAGGCACCCACTGCTCCTGCACAGCCTCAGAATGATGCATTCGGAGGCTTCGGATCATGGAGTTAAGACCATATCAACAGGAAGCTCGTGAGCGAATCGCTTCCGAATGGGATGATGGAAATCGTAAGACTCTTCTGGTACTTCCGACCGGATGTGGTAAGACGGTTGTCTTTGCCAAGGTTGCAGAAGACCGTGTGCGTGAGGGCGAGCGCGTTCTCGTCCTGGCACATCGAGGTGAGCTGCTGCAACAGGCGTCCGATAAGATCAATTCCGTTACGGGTCTTATGACTGCTGTTGAGAAGGCTGATGAGACTTGCATCGGGTCCTGGTATCGAATTGTAGTCGGTTCCGTTCAATCCATGATGAGAGAGAACCGGCTTAAGCAATTCCCTGAAGATTACTTCGGAACCATTATCGTTGATGAAGCACATCACATACTATCAGACGGATACCAGAGGGTTATGGAACACTTCCCTCAAGCGAACATTTTGGGCGTCACGGCGACGCCCGACCGTGGAGATATGAAGAACCTCGGTCAGTTCTTTGATACGCTGGCATATGAGTATACGTTGCCAAGAGCGATCAAAGAAGGATATCTTTCGCCTATAAAGGCTCTCACAGTGCCTCTGAAGCTCGATTTGAGCAGCGTGAAGATAAGCCAAGGTGATTTCTCTGTCGGTGATATAGGAACGGCTTTAGACCCGTATCTGGAGCAGATTGCCGATGTTATGCTTGAACACTGCCAAGACAGGAAGACGGTTGTATTTCTTCCGCTTATCAAGACTTCACAGAAGTTCTGTGCAATACTTCGTAAGAAGGGTTTCAACGCTACGGAGGTAAACGGTGAGTCTGTTGACCGTGCCGAGAAGCTTGCTGCCTTTGATCGCGGTGAATATAACGTGCTCTGCAATTCCATGCTTCTTACGGAAGGCTGGGACTGTCCGTCGGTGGACTGTATTATAGTTCTCCGTCCTACCAAGATCCGATCACTCTATTGTCAGATGGTGGGTAGAGGTACCAGACTTCATCCGGGCAAGGATCATCTGCTTTTATTGGATTTTCTCTGGCATACCGAAAGGCATGAGTTATGTCATCCGGCGCACCTGATCTGTGAGAATGATGAAGTTGCCAGGATGATGACCAAGAACCTTGAGTCTGCAGGTATGCCAACAGACATCGAAGAGGCGGAACAGGCAGCTGCTGAAGATGTTGTTGCTGCACGTGAGGAAGCTCTGGCCAAACAGCTTGAAGCTATGCGTAAGCGTAAGAAGGGACTTGTGGATCCGCTCCAATACGAGATGTCAATCCAGGCAGAAGACTTGGTTAATTATGTACCAACATTCCCACACGAATGGGCGCCCCCTTCAGAGAAACAATTGGGAGCACTTGAACGTTACGGTATCCTGCCTGATTCTGTAGAAAACGCCGGCAAGGCCAACATGCTTCTTAACAAGCTTGCGAAAAGGCGCGACGAGGGCCTTGCAACGCCCAAGCAGATTCGATTCCTCGAGAGCCGCAATTTTACTCATGTTGGCACATGGTCCTTCGAGACGGCCAATAACATGATCGCGAGGATCTCCGCCAATGGTTGGAAAATCCCTAATGGTATCGTCCCGTCAACATACATTCCCGGAGGTGTAGCATGAGTGAGATAGATCTTAATCAATTATTGGAATACATTGATCCGTCTCAATGCAATTATCAGGAATGGGTAAATGTAGGCATGGCACTCCATGCCGAAGGATATTCCTGTTCCGTCTGGGATAATTGGTCTGCCAGAGACTATGCGAGGTACCATTCCGGCGAATGCGAGAAGAAGTGGGAATCGTTCGGAAGATACGGCGGAGCCGGTGTTTCAGGTGCGACGATAACCCAGATGGCCAAAGATAACGGATGGACTCCGCATCGCCATGACGATGACGAAGGTCATGAACTTGACTGGGATGATGTAATCACGGATGACGGCGACGATCTTACCATTATCAACAAGAATTGGATTGAGCTTAAGGAAATCGATGAGCCTGAGAATTGGGATCCGATCTCCGATCTTACAAAGTATCTGGAGACACTCTTTCAGCCGGATGAGGTGGTAGGGTATGTCACTGATACCTGGCAGAATGGAGAAGGTAAGCATCTTCCATCCAAGGGATCTTATACCAGGACTGCCGGAGATATTATCCGTGATCTGAAGAAGTATAAGAACATAGGTGAAGCTCTGGGAGACTATAACGAAGAAGCGGGAGCCTGGATAAGATTCAATCCGTTGGACGGGCAGGGTGTCAAGAATGACAATGTAACAGAATTTCGTTATGCTCTTGTCGAATCAGACACGATGGATCTTACGCAGCAGAATACTATCATTCGTGAGCTTGAACTTCCGGTTGCATGCCTTGTTCATTCGGGTAAGAAGTCAATCCATGCTATTGTTCGTGTCGATGCAGCTTCGTATGAAGAATATCGAAAACGCGTCGACTTCATATACGACGTATGTAAGAAAAACGGTCTCAAGATCGATACTCAGAACAGGAATCCGTCCCGTTTATCCCGTATGCCCGGAATAATGCGTAACGGACACAAGCAGTTCCTGATTGCCACCAATATAGGTAAGAAGGACTACGACGAATGGAAAGAATGGATCGAAGCTGTCAACGATGATCTTCCGGATCCTGAATCATTGTCGGATGTCTGGATTGATATGCCGCCTCTTGCGGATCCTCTTATTGACGGTGTACTGCGTAAAGGTCATAAACTCCTTCTTGCAGGTCCTTCGAAGGCCGGTAAGTCGTTTGCCCTTATTGA